GTTCGCTCCCTGTATCCTCTAGTTTTGTGATGCTAAATAGAATCATTTTTTTTGTTTCTTATATTCAGTAACAACTAAGCCAAAAAATACTGCAAATCCAATCATCACTAAAAGAGGCCAAAGAAGCATCATAATTCCCGATATATGAGGGTTTTTAGTGTCCATTTGGTCTTTTACACCCATGTAAAGGGATGTTAAAATGATTCCAGTAAGATAAATAATGAATAATATCATGTTGCAATTTAGTTAATTTATTTCAAATGCGTCCAGTCATCAGCTGGATTAATGTTATTCCACGGCCGATAAGCGTGATAGACGTAAAGGCCGTTAATAATTCCTATTTTCATGCCTAATTTACGAACTTTCAAATTAAAATAGGTATCTGCTGTAATATTATTTTGATTGAACCCACCAACTTTATCATAAGTTGACTTTTTAAATGCCATGAAGATACCCGCCACACCAAACAGATTCAAATCGCTTATGCCCTCTTTGCCTTGGTACTCTTCGGCTATTTTGTAATGATTCAAAATGTCGTGATCGTGTGAAATTGCGTTATTATGGAGTTGATGCAACCCTCTAAGCCTGTTTGTATAGCAACCGATTAGGCCAAATTTGTCTCCGTCCTTTTCTAATGCATTATGAATTACAACGCCCCAATCTGGCTGGAGAAACATCATGTCTCCGTCAAGAATGACAATCCAATCGTCAGGATTCTTGACTAAATCGCAATGCTTATTTATAGCACCGCCAATGTCCTTTGTAATGCTGAATGGTGTAAAATAGTGAATGTTCATTTTGATTTTGATTTTAGCGGATGGAAAACGTCTGGTTTTGTTATCACATTTATAAACTTTATAGCTCTTTCCACTGTTTTAATAATTTTTCCCAACGCTTTTTAATTCGATTTACAAAAACAGTCGTGTTCAATGTCCATATCAAAATCAAATGAATTTTGTTGTTTTCTTAATTCGTGCTTATCAATTGCTTTTGTGAATGGATTTTTTGCCAATTCTACTAAATCAACTATTGTTAAACTTCTCATTGCATCAAATTTGCTTTGTTTTTCATTGCTGTATTTCTGTTCCATTTTATCCCACCACTCAACAATATTCGGTTGCTCATCAATTAGCGTTAATCTTTTGCGTTTTGATTTTAAAAAGCATAAATCACAATTACCTTCATAATCTTTTAATTCTAAATCAAAACTTTGTCTATCCCAGAAATTTCTAACTATTAATTCATCAATTCCCATTTCTGCTAATGGATAAACTTTTTTAGGATCGAAACCTAATCGGTTTTTTTCATCTGATCTAATTCCAATAGCAGTTAAATACTGGCCTTCAAAAATTGATTTAGCAAATTTATGAATAGGCACTTCTTTTAATTCTCTTGTGCAGTGCCTGTAATATTTAGAAGGTAATCCAAACTTTTTTATTACTTCCTCAAAGGGTTCTCCATTCCTTTTAGCGGTTTCAAAAGAAACGACTTTATAATCTGTTCCTTTTCCTTTTTTATGATTTACATCTGCTTCAATCCAAACAACATCAAGATTAAAAGCCTTATCACATTCGTTTACGAATTTCAAAGTTTCTTCTTTTTCTTTTCCTGTATTGGCAAAAACAACCAATTTTTTAAAGTTCTTATATTTTGGCAATTCAAATATTAGTTTCGCCATAAAAGCAGATGTTCTCCCACCTGAAAAACTTATCAAGATGTTGCTTCCGCTCAAAAAATTATTAAAACTACCTTTATCCATAATTCAAACTTTATATCTATTAAACCGCACCAAACGCACAACGCGTAATATAAGCCATAGAAAAAACGGCTCATAGCACCATCCGTTATTTCCCTTTATGCGCACCCAACGCAAACAACGCCCGAAACGTGTACATGAAAGGCAATAGATACGGCTCGAATCGGTTAACGTGTTGGGCTAATGCATAGCTTATTTGATCTCGTTTGCCCTGTAATAATATGTGTGCCATCATCCAATTCTTGCAAAATGATCGAACATCCTTGGTATTCTTTCGAGCCAAAAAAGCAGCTGCAATCATTCCAGTATTCGTGTCAACTCCTATCTCTAGTAATTGATAGCGAATGGTGTCTAGCCTATCAAGGTCATCCTTTCCAAGATGCCCACACCGCTTTATTTCCTCATATACACAAGTCCTTTCAGGGTGCTTTGTCGTAATAAAATCCTTGTCATCATCGTCCAATAGGCTTAGAATAGAATAGAATGCACCCGCTAACATCTGTAAATTACCATCCATGTAAATAGTCTGATCATATTTATTAAGTATATCAGATATAAACGGATTGATTTTTAGATGCCTTTGATTAAGTTTAGTGTGTACCGTTATCCATCCCTTAACGTTTAGTTTCGGGTCATCAGTAAACAGATAACAATCGCATGCAGCGTCAATTGGCTGAACATTATCGTAATCGTTCGTTACAATTGTGTATATGGCTGTTTTCATGGCTTTGATTTAATAAGTCTTTTAATATAAGTTGATATTTTATCAACTAAGGCCATTAACAAGTGCTGGACTATATTGGGTTGCATCATTTTCCAAAGCCTTATATCATCATCTAATTGACGCTGATATGCATTAATCATTTCTTCATAGTTAGAGTCAGTATTAGTTTTCTTTTTCATAGCTTTGATTTAAGGGTTTCGATTTGAATCAATAGTTTGGCTACTGGCTTTTTCAGACATTTGCGTTTTAGGTGCGTGTTAGGCACAATTAACGGATATTCTTAGCCTAAATCTATCGTAAATAAAGTCATCTTCAATAGTTCCGCTTTGTAAAGTAATTTGATTGTTTAAAAGTTTGTAATTGTTTTTTATTCGCTCAATAACTTTATTTAATTGCCGTTCAAATATCTTTTCGTTATTCAGTTTACTATTGTTCACTTTAAAATAAAAGTGCCTAACAACGTGTATATCACATTGCTTTTTATCGTTTAACTCTTTAGTATTTTCCATTTTATTTAGTTGTTTAATTATTCAATATTTCAGGTTGTTTAGTTTTTTGTGTTTTCATAATCTTGGTAGGTTAGCTCTTCATTCAAAAATGATTCTATTTTATGCTTTGACTTTGTAATCTTTCCCAACCCATAATCAACGGATGTAATCGTTTCGATTTGTAGCGTCTCGCTATAAGCGTCCACCAATGACATCCAAGCTTTGTAAACATCTCCCGTCCATTCGGCTTGCCGCCTTGGAATGAGGGTCATCGCTTCATTTTTCGGGCAAATATCATGGACTAATATAATCCCTTTTGCGCTCAAATGCTTCCACGAATTTAGAATGTCTCGTTCTACTTGATCCGCATGATGAAGGCCGTCAATGAATATTAAGTCAAATTTGTCTTTACAATTCACAAAAAATTCATCTGATCCAATACCATTTGTAACTGGATCGCAAAACTGCTTTGATTCGATTTGAACCGATTTAAAGAAGTTGCCTGTTCCGATACCTATTTCTAGGTAGGACTTAAATTTACCCGCCTCGATTAGCTCAGTAATATATTGTTCGTGTCTCATAATTCTTTGTCTGTTAATGCGAAATAAATGTTTTGTAGTTGGTGGATGTATTCTAGATGTTTTATAAATCCGTCTTTTCCGTTTTCTCTTTGCCTGAATGCATATACATCAGATATATGATGTTTCTCAATGATACACACCTCTAAAATAAACATATCGAACCAAGTAGAACTCTCCCGAAACCCTAACTTAACAAGCCATTCAGGAGTAATCGGCACGGGTTCGCAATCTGCTAGTTTGGGAAAATTAAATCCGTCAATCGTTCCGAATGTAATATCTCCATCCAAATAAATCGATTCAACCTTTTTCTCAATTCCTTCATGTAGAAGGATATTGCCTAGTCTTAATTCTTGTGTTTGTATCATGGTGTTTAGTTGTTTAGTCTGATGCAATTTAACAATATTAAACTGATTTAATTAACCATTCGGATAATTTATTTTTTACGAGTCGTTTTATTTCGTCTAGTTTCGATACTGGACACCGAAATGACGTCGTTTGAGTCGGTTCGTTGTATTTTAATTTGGCTCCCGAACCTTTGCGGGAGCCTCCTTTGGTTACTTGTTTCATTGTGCCTTCGTTTAAATTGTTATGTAAATATAACACGCTACATTTCAATATGCAAACTATTTCAAAGATTTATTTTTAGGCATAAAAAAACGGGCATTTCTCAACGCCCGTTTTCCAAACCTAAACTAAACCACCATGAAAAAACTATACCTTATGTGCTTGGTGTAATCGCTGTGGTAACATCTGTAATTGTATCGGCAAAGAATGCATCGCTTCTAAGAACCGCCTGCAATATTCTTTCCTCAACTCTTGCCGTTACTAAGTTACTCTGGAAGTTCGTTCCATCCTCCTCAGAGAATCGAAGTGTAATCCCTTCTCTTTGCATTGGCATCACGTGTGTTGAATCGCCCACAACCATTTCACCCGCTGCAACGGCAGTCGAAGCGATAACGGGAATACCAAAGACGTACAATATTGACGCTTGAGCGTCAAATATAACGTTTTGCTGATACCTGCCATCATTGTCTTTTAACGTTAGCATGTCCCAATATGTCAACGGATTGACGATACAAAAATTAGCCGTATACTCACGAGCCGAAAGTGTCGCCGCTGCTGCTGCAATCGCATCATAAACGGTCGGAGTTACCTTCTTGAAGCTGGCTGGTATGTTCGTTGCCGTCAATGCGCCAACCGTAAAGCCTAATATCTGACCGTCTGCACCCGTTCCCGCTAATAGTTGGCCGTCCTCCTTAATCATAAGGTCTTTTAACATTACCATGTTTAGGAATGTAGAAAGTCCTCTCACATTCGTTAGGGTTTGTCTACCTGTCAACTGAAAGGCTGCGATTGTTTCCTCCGTTGCATAAACTAAAGATGCTTTGTATTCAACTTGTGCCTTAGCCGCTCCCTCAGGGTTTTGCGTACCAACCGCTCCCTCTTTTGGTGTCTCTCTCAAGTATGGAAATACTGATTGATCAGTTGTACCCATCCCAATGATATTACGAATGTGAGTTCTACGCCTCGCAATCGGTACTATCATTTCGTTGTTATTGATAGCAAAGTTAGCCGCCGCACTAGCTCCGCCTAACGAGTTGACTGCTGTAAATACTCCCGGTGTCTTTTCAATGTCCATGGTAATAGACTTCAATTTACCATCAGCCATTGCCTTAAATTCATCTATTTGCTTGGCATGCTTTTCGATAAAGATACCATTGAAACTAAGCTCTTTGGTGTTCTTATTTTCAAGTTCGGTCAGTTGCTTCTTAAAAGCTCCCTCCATTTTATCAAAATCGGCTTTAGAAATTTTGTCTCCCAAAACCTTTTCAATCATGTCCTGCGCCTCTTTGTTTGCTTTGGCAATGTCTGCAACGCTTGCCGTTGCTTCTGCTTTCGCAATCTCAGTGATCTTTCCTTTGATGACCTCTAAGAACTCATTTTTTTCTTTAATATCCACTTTTTTGTTATTTAAAATTAAAAACCCATTTTAACTAAATCGGATAAGCTGATCTCCACTTTGTTTATCGGCTCGGGTGCTAACTCTAGCGGCCTAAGTGATTTAATTAACTGGCTGAATTTCATTATTTCCAACTCTATATCTTGCAAAAATTCATCCGTTGCTTTGCCCTTTCGAACATAGGCGGCTAAATCTTTAATATATTCATCCAAATTTTCAGGCGTTGTTAAGCCTTTTTTTACCATCTCAACTAACCTAGCTTTTTCTTGCGCTCCCCATATCACCGTACTAACTTCCATCAGTCGCATTTCGCTAAATGTATATCCTCCTCTTTCATTTTTAGTTGGATTCACGGCCTGCCCCCAATAGGAATGTTCTTTTATTGCTTGCTCCTCGTATGCATCTAGTATGTCGGTTGCCAATTGGTTTTTAAGCATTTTAGACCGTGCATAACCAAACTCATTATCTTCCCAAAGGTCTAAAACTTTGCCAATCGGTGCTAATATCTTTCGTTCGTGGTTGTAAAGATGGGCTATTCGGTCTGATCCTTTCGGCCCCTGCTCCATTATAGTCTTTTTGAAAGAGGACGGGAGAGTTAAATCTTTATCCGAATCATAGTCATTAAATTTAACGAAGGCAAAAACAACCTCACGCTTCGCAACGTCCAAATCTTTAAGAACTGATTGTATTACTTTCATGCCGCTAATATACAATTTTTTTTACAATACCAAACCGTTTATATAATAGTTTCATCAACCCTCACATAAACAACGGTGCATCTACAATTTATGATATTGCCAGAACTCCCGCTTTTGTCCCCAGGAAAGTCCATTTCATCAATCCCACCCTTAATTCTAGGCACTTGAAAGGTCTCATTCATCGCAATTGGATCGCTATCAGCCATAGCCCTGTGAGTCGTTCGCTCCCGTCCATCAAGTTCGGGCTGCCACTTTTTTAAAAGATCATCTTGCAACCCTTCTGCTCTAACGCTTTGAACGCTCGCCCAATTGGACGTTCCGATTATTTCGGTTCTTGCTATTCGAGTCGCTCTATACCTTGCAAACTTACCTTTGTATTCCTCAATATCGAGCGTTATTAGCTTGCTAGTTTGTTGAATGGATAACCCTTCTCTTGCTGCTGATGCAAGTATAGGCTGCAACCTTTCGAGTACATAAGATTTAGTAAAGTTATTGACCTCAGTAATGAAAAAGCCTGAATACAATTCTAAATAATTGCTTACAATCGTTTCCCATGCACCGTCCGAAACTGCCTTGACCACCCGATTAAAGTTTCTGATCCTGAATGCTTCTCCTGTGTCTATTATCATTGCGGTGTATGCATCCGAAATAGGCTTTTCGGTAAAATAAATACTAATCGAATCGGCTGCTATAATCGGGTTTGATTCTACACCTTCAATAAATGAATTTAGCTGTTTAAGTATGACGTTTCTAAAAACCTTAGCATATTTTCGCTCATAAAGGTCTATTTTATTTCGCCTCGCTTTAGCTTGCTTTTCAAAGTTCATTTCTTAGCCGTCTTTCAATGGTGGCCATATCATTCACAAAGTTAGCATCTTCAAACGGTTGTATGCTAGTTGGGAACATATAAACGCCCTCCATTTCTTCATCAACGTCCATGCCGCTTTCACGCTGCTTGTCTGCTACTGTTTTCCACCATTGAATATTTAGCTTTTCGGCTAACATCTTTTCATCTCCTTGCAGTTCCTCGATTCCTGACGTATCATAATCAACCATTCCAGTCTTTTCAAAACCTTCTATACCATAATGATTCAAAGAATCATGGAACGATTCCACCCAAGTTAAAATAGCGTCAGTATACGCGGCTTTCCTCGCTTCCCTCATAGCCGTTCCAAAGGATTGACTTGTACTGTCCTGCCTAAAAATCATGTAAGGAACATGAAAAACGATGCAAATATCTTCTAACACTTTCTTATCCGATTCGTACAAATTCAGGTCTATCGGACTCAAACCAATTGGGATAAATGAAACGTCTCCAGATGTCACCAAAAATTTACCCTTATTATTCGGGCCATATGCTTTTTGTCGCATCTTATTTTCAACCAATGCTACTTGTTCGGGATTCCACGGCTCATTGCCTGAATCATCTTGTCTTGTCTTATCGGTAATAATGCCCATAACGCCACCATTTTGAATGCTTGCTAAATCTGCATTCTCAATATCAGCAGATTTTTTTAAAATCGTTACAAGGGATCGCATTGGGCTTAGTCCTTTGTATCCCACACCCGTTTGGACTAAATCAAACGCTTCATTTCGTAAGTATATCATTTCATCGGGTGAAATGACTTGTCCCGTGTCATTGATTAAAAAACCACTTGCACCCTCAAACGTCCTCTCATAAATAGGGTCTATATGGTTAGATGGAATAATGTGCATTTCATCCCATCTACCACTTGATAGTTTAGGACAATAAATATATGCCTCTCCTGTTGACCCATAATATCCGTATAACTGATACTTAAATTGGTAGGCTGTTTGGTATGAGTTTGGTCGCCTGTTTAGCTTGTCAAGCAATAGATTTTCAAGTATTTTCTCTTTTTGACCGTCCCGTCCGATTTTAAACATGGCAGTTGGAACCTTTGCTGCCTTAGAGGATATAAATGATATGACTGCATAGGCATATTTGATTTTCTCAAAGTCCTCAATGTAGCGGGTTTTATTTTCAGTACCAATAAATGGAGCTGAGCGGCCTACCACTTGATTAAAATTTACACCGCCTAAACCTAAAACATTCCCATTCGAACCAAATAGGTTATTTACAACGCCCTTAAAAACATCTATTAATGCCATACATATTTTTTTACAATATTACTAATTTCTTACGCAATTGCAAAGGTACGCCTCTTAATTACTAATTCGGTCGCACCATGAACCATTGCATCAACCCTGTCAGGACTGTCTTTATTCGAATCTGGATTAAACGTTACCATTTGGCTTTCGAGTTTTGGGAACATACCAACGTGCCATATTTTCCCTTGTTCGTAAAGGCTATAAATCGGTTCGGCTCGTAACGCTTTGCCTTTTGTGGCTGTTACTAGGATGATTCGATTGGTCTTGTCTACCTGCCTTATGACTGCCATTACCATGTCTCCACCTTGGTTCTTTTCAGCTACATAAGCATCGCAATTCCATTTTATATAGGCTTGGTTCGCAACGGTTGCCCATTCGAGCGGGCTATATTTCCCTGAAATATCCTCCAAAACATAGATATGACCGTTTGCCGATTTGCCTAAGACTACAATTCCCGTCTCATCACTATCCATCGTTTTAGTGACAGCTGGATCAATCGAAACAATGACCCGCACCAATTCAGGCGCAACCCGAACCCTTTGACGGTCAAGGATGGAACGATTCCAAAGCAATCCCTCAGCATCATCGAGCCAATGGCCTAAATATCTATGATTGTATCGTAATGGATTGGTTAGTCTGACCGATTCAGCTTTTGCCAGAAATTTATCAGAAAGGTTTTCAATATTGTCTAAATAGTTATGATGAATGTAGGTAACATTTCCAATTACGCCCGTAAATTCGTTTGGAAGGTTATGAGGTTCAAACCAACGTTTGTAATACCATGCACTTTTAAACGAGGGATTAAGGATTAAAATAACTACGTTTTTTGCGTTTTTGCTTCGTACCGTTTCATCAATGGTATCAAAATTATTTTCGTTTGGCTCTTCCTCAAATTCGTCATATATCCACATAGTCAGGTCTGGAATACCTTTGAGCTTTGCGGTTTGGTTGCCGCTTTGGGTTTTTATTCCTGAAAAGATTATTTGGTTATTCGTGTGAACGTTTATGATTTCGCTTTCCAATACCCTAAAATCTGATTCAGCCTTAAAGCTTTCAATCACTCCTTTGTATTCGGGAATGATTGACTTTTTTGCAGAGTTCATGGAATAACGGGTAGCTAATATCTTATGCCCTTTTTCATAGGTTGCTCTAATAGCTATATCCTTAGCCACAAACGTTTTACCACCTCCTCTACCACCTGTAAATATATAGTAGTTGGTTAATCCCTCATAAACCGTTTCAAACTTTTCATCTATCCTTATCATTCTTACCCTTTACCCATTGAATTAATGGAATGTTCACGGGCTGGCCTCCTGTGGTGTGATCCGTATAAGTCATTGCTAAACGTTTCCTTTCGTCATCAGTACAAATCAGCTTCATTAATGCCAATTGTAAAGCGGGCGCGGTTGATTTATACCACTTTGACCGCATGGAAGACTTTATTTCAATCTTATTAATATCTAACAAGTCTTTTAGTTCGTTACTTTCGTCACCATTAATAGGGAAATACTCATAATAGGTTTTCTTTGCAATCGGCAAAAATGCCACTACGTCTTCAATAAAAAATAACTTTCTCTTGAGTATTTCGGCCTTAGCCAGTTCGAATATTTTAGTTTTGTCGTATGCCATTGAGTTTGATTATTAAAGTAGGATCTAACGCCTTCATTCTATTTACAATTACATCACAATACTTTGGGTCGAGTTCCATGCCATAACACTTTCTTTTTAATTGGTGTGATGCTACCATTGTTGAGCCTGAACCAAGAAATAAATCCACTATAAACTCTCCTTTAAATTTATTTAACAAAATATTAAGCATGCCAATAGGTTTCATTGTTGGATGCGGCTTTATTCCGTTGACCTTATCTACCATTCTGTTTGCCCAACTCACATATTCGTATCTAAGTATCTCTCTTTTCACTTTCCTTTTACTAAAAATAGTTTCAAATGCAGAACCTATTATTTTATCATACCTTTCTTCCACTCTTTTATCCCATATAATCCAACTACCTTCATTTTTTTTGGGAATATAATCTGAGTAATAATCAGCACCAAATAATACTATATCATCGCAGTAGTTAAATAATGAAAATATAATAGATGGGTCAAATTGCTTGTCGTCATTTTCTATATTATCGTGTTTTCTACCGGGTTTTATTGTATTGCTTCCCATTTTGGAAAAATCAGCATCTAAAAACATCCCATAAGGCGGATCAGTAAAAACCATATCAGCTTTCTCTTCATTCATTAACTTTGCAACGGTATCGCTGCAAGTTGAATCACCGCACAACAAACGATGTTCTCCAATCTCGTAAAGGTCGCCTAATACCGTTATCGGTATATTTGGAGGTGTTGTATCAAAATTATCCTCTTCTGCTTCTAGTTTTTTAACTCCAAAATCTGGAATATCCAAACCCCATTCCTCCAATTCCTCGCTATTCCATTCATCCTTTAGTTGTTCCCAATTCCATTCACCAAATGAGGCATTGTCTTTTATAAGAAATTCGGCCTTTTGCTCTTGAGTCCAATCGTCTGCAAGCAATACGGGTAATTTAGCGATTTTAAGCTCTTTTGCTGCCTTTAGCCTCATATTACCACCCAATACAATTAGTTTTCCGTCAACGTCAGTAAAACAGACCAGCGGCCTCTTTCTAAGCATATCAGGGAAGGACTCTAATGACCTTTTTAGCTTATCAAACTTTTCATCTTTTATAATCCTCGGATTGTTAGGATTCGGCTTTATTCGGTTTATGTCAACTTCTTCCATAATAGTATTTATCAATTTTCAAATCCACCACCGATTTAGGTCTCATTTCTTCCATTCCTTAACAATCTTAGGTGAACCGTCTTCAATCACAAATATAGTAACAATATACGATTTCCATTTAAGAAAGTCCAATACTGCCCTTGCTTTTGTTTCTGCACCCTCCAATGTATTGGCTATCCTAAGGAACTGGCATAGGCTTCGACTCAAAGGGTCTGCGTTTGATATGGTGAAGGAGTGAGTCATTGTTTTACTATTTAATACAAAAGTACATAAAACGAGATAAAACGGCATTAAAACGACCGTTTAGCTGCGTGTTAGAGTGCATTAATTTGCCTAACTATCTGTGTGCCATTTGTGGCAGGGTTCGCAAAGTTGGTCTCTGTATTCTTTTGTGGTCTTGTCGCAATCTCGGCAAACAAACGGCACAATAACATTATCTAAAGGTAATGTTTGCCCTTGCTTTAGTGATTGTAAACGAAATTCAAATTCATTTAGGAACTCTTCATCTGTTGGCATTCCTCCAATGCCTTCCATTCCTTTTACTATGTCAATTACTTTTTCTGATATATTCATAATTCTTTTTTGTTTAGTCGGGCAAAAAATACCCTTAGATTTGCCATTAATCCTCATCCCCAATCGCATCAAAAAAGGCGGTTTCGATTTCTTTCATATCCCAATCTAGTATTTCAATCTGTCTAATCTCAAATCTTGGCTCATCCATCGGCTGATCTCTATCCGTTGACCGTTCAGGGATATTATATTCAGCTGTTAGTTGCAAGTAGATATTACCGATTTTGATTATTTTGGTTGCTGTTTTCATTTTCGTGTCGTTTAGTTCCCTATTTATTTAAGTTAAGCAAATATAATATACTTAAAAGTACCAATCAAGTGAATGGACATATTTATTTTTAACGATTGGAATTTTATGGTTTTCAATCGTTAAAAGCGTTAAAAGCGATGATTATCAATTGGTTACGGGTCATATTTTTAACGGTTTTAACGATTTTAACGATTTTCCCTATATGTTGTTTGTATTTAGAGCGTTTTTTCATTTTTGAACAACATATATAGAATGTTAAAAAAAGGGCTTAATCGTTAAAATGGTTAAAAGTACCATTTTTAAGAACTGAATATCAAGGTTTTAAGAGGTTTTAACGATTTTTTAACGATTGACTTTCTTGAAATAATGATTAAAATCGTTAAAACCTTTAAAAATACTATTTTAAAACGGTAATTCTTCTTTCTTTTCATCCGTTCCGTTTAGCTCTGTTTTCAATACAATTCTTTTATTTCCATACCCTGAAATTATTTCTTTCCCAACTGATTCAAGGTATTTTGAAAACTTTATTTTAGACTGTTGAAACGCTCCCGTTACATCGCAATATTGGGCATAATCGGCATATAAAAAGCTGTAATCAATGTTTTCAGTCGATTCTAATACCCTTTCATCATACCATGCCGAAACGCTGTTTAGCTCGTTTTTGTACTTTTGTACTTCTTGCTTAACGATTTCAGGAGCGTGTAATCCGCTTTCTTTAAATCGAATAAAACCCTCTACACACCAATTCAAAATACCTGACAATTCACCCTTAAAATCATTCATTACGTCTTCGGTCTTTCGGATGGTGTCCTTAGAAAATTTATATTCGAAAGGTATCAAATGAACCCTCCTCCAAATGCCATGATCATCACCTTTTATAATTGGCTTATGATTTCCGAACATCCAAAGCTTGTGAGTTGGCTCAAAATCGAACGGATCTCCATAAATTCGACGTGCCGAAATGGTATCGCCTCCAGTCAAATCTTTAATCAAGGCTTCGTTTAATTTCTTTCCTTCTGGTATTTCGGATGATAAAACAAGCCTACTGCCTTTCAGGTTTGCAATATTATAATCCGTTCCCGTTTGGTTTTTTGTCAATAAAGAATCAACGGGAAAGGACTGATAATAATCTTGAAACACTAATTTTATCGTATTGAAAAACGTGCTTTTGCCGTTTGCTCCCTGACCATAACAAAAGAAAAAACCTTGAAAATCCTTTAGTCCAGACATAGAATAGCCAACGGCTGTTTGAATGTATTTTATTAGCTCGCCATTACCTTGAAAAATAGTGTTCAAAAACTCATCCCATTTAGGGCATTTTGCTTTAGTGTCGTAATCTGTCGTGGGTGTTTTTGAAATCATGTATGACGGAGAATGAGGCGTAAAACTTATATCGGATAAGTCAATTACACCATTACCACAAATAAACAAAAACGGATTTTTGTCAAATATGCCCTCATGTGCTGGCAGTTCTGAGGTAGCCAATTCCATCACATTATCAATATAGGACTTAAAACCAAGGGATTTCAATGCGTTTTGCGTTTCATCTAACATCGGTTTTATCATCTTTTTATCCTCCTTTGTGGCGTTTTCAAACATTTCATCCACTCGTAAATATTCATCCTCCACTATTTGCGATAATTCAGCAGAAATATATTTTCTTACCTGTTTCATTTGATCGCTTTTCCAGTAGCCATTTTGGTAATAATGCCAAACTTTATTCGTGTGATTGTAAATAAAATCATGCGAAAAAAGTTCTTTACATAGCTTCGACAAACCTCTTTGACCATCTTTTATATAGTCTTGTGGGTTAATTTGCTTCTTTTTGCTTTTTATCATAGTAGGCTTTCATGATTTCAGGTTCAATAATATTTTTCTCAGACAATATCCATTTTTGCCATTGTTCAACCGCTATAATTTTGGCCTTGGTATTGATTGCCTCCATTCTTAAAACGGTTGCATAGGTTCTAATCGAATCAATAGACCTGACAAGCTTATTAATTTGGCTTTCCTTTTGCTTTTTTTGGTGGTAATCTAAGGTTTTTAATCTTTCATCCTCCAACTCTGAAATTACATTAAGAATGTCGCTTTCCGCAATGATGTATTCATTAGGAACTCTCATTCTTTTATCAATTCACTTTTGTAAAGCGATTCAATTAATGACCACTCCGATTTCTTCCAATTGTCTTTCTTAATTCGCTTGTCAAGTAACGGCCTTGAAATTTCTAGCTGGTCGCAAACCCAAGATTTTGAGTGCTTTCCAATGAGGTAGTATATTTTATTTTCCATACTGCAAGTTACAAAATGTAAAATAAATACACTAATGTAAATAAATTATTTACAAACAAAAAAACCCTGCCATAAGACAAGGTTTTATATTAATTGAGGATGGGAGTTGGATTAATTTGCGTTCATCCCATCCATTACCTCTAAAAAATCATCCAATGTCTTTACTACATAGCATTCAGCATAGCCCGCTTGAATAAAGTCCTTTTGATCCTGCGATAATTTGTCTTTACCTATCTTGACCTCAAAGTAAATCGTGTGCAACGGCATCGGCCTCATTACTTTTATATCGAGTTCGCCTCTTTGCTTTGATCCGTCCTGTGCATATGCCAGTATGCCAATAACTTCACCGGCCCGATTACCTCCAATTATTCGATTCGGTACGGTCTTGCCTGTGGTATTAACCTTTAGGGCTTTCCAAGTTGGATAAGTTCGATTGATATATTTCAAAATAAACGCTTCGAGCCATTTCGAAAGATATTCACGGTGTGCCGTATTTTTGTAGACACCGTCAACGGATAGCTTTGACCGTTCAGGAACTTTCTGGCTGCACCGATACCAAATATTAGCCCATTCGTACGCCTCGATGGAAGCGATTCGAGAAAGTTTCTTTTGATTGAATTGCGCTTGAGTCATTACCCTACCTCCAGAAACAACTTATCAATCATCATCTCCTCCGATTCCTTCCAGTTCATAGCCTGTAATTTTATTTCGAATGTCATGTGATTGATTTGCAGCCTACCAAATAGCCACTTTTTAGACTTTCGGCCGATGATGTAATAGACTTTCTGTTTTATATTCATATACAAATGTAAGATAATTAAATGTAAAGCAAACAGTTTAATTAAATAAAACCTCCAACCCGTTAAGGCTGGAGTTTTTGGGTTTAAAATGGTAAATCGTAATCATTCGTGACGGCTGCTGGAGCGGGTGGCCTCGGTGCTGCATCCTCCTTCAATTTAGTGGTGAAATTGAGCCTACTCGAACCGTCAGGGTTCTTGTTAACCCAAGCATCTACCCAATATTCCAATCCGTCTGAATGGGTGTAAGTGCCTTTATAATTCGGGTGCTTGTCAGTCTCTTTTTTCTTGTTCAGAAATAGGACTCCCTTTAATTCATTGTTGTAATCTGGCATAGTTATTATTATTTAATGTTTGTGGTGTCTATTTCAACAAAAGCAAAAGTTGCAATTACTTTGCAAAGCCCTTTTCTGGCTAGTTCTGCATCTTGAATAACCTTCGTTTTTTCTAAACTAGGTAATTCAGTTCCGTCTGGCATTGTTAACAGATGAACGCCGTTTATCGTTGTTCTTAGTTTTAGCTTTTTTACTGGTGTCATCGCTTTGAAGTTTTACGAGTTAAATAAATTAGGAATAGAATAAAGAGAACTAATAAGCTCCCTAATATTTGAAGTTCATTCATGCCGTTGATAGTTTAGTGTTTAATATCTTCAGTTGTTCCCGAATGTACATGCCCCATTCATTGAATGATAGGCGGGTGTCTGGTTGCGTTGTTTTCATTTTCATGTCAGTTAGTAGTTTTGTTTCGCTCCTTCATTAATAATTTCTTCCATTATCAGCATTGATTTTGCCCATTTTGGGAAAGGTTTTGATGGGCATAGCTGATTGTAAACACTTGCTGGTTTAAATCCCATTTTCTTAGCGAAGTCTTCTGTTGAAAGGGAAAGGCTTTCCAAAAGAGAATTGAATTTTTGCTTTTGAGTTTTCCCTTCATTAGATTTTTGATTAATACTTATTTCAGAAATACTTAACGCTAATTCGCTTACGCTTGCCGTTAATAATTCTAGTTTTTTTGTAAGGCTTTGTACATTTTCCATTTTGTTGTTTATTAGTTTTGTTTATCAAAATAATTAGGTTTCCTGTTCTCCATTATGTAAGGCTTATTTTCATCCTTCCAGCATCCATTACGAATGCCATTCTTAATGAGTTTTTTCTTTACATTATAGGATTGTTTGTTTGTTGGAATCGCTTCCAATCCAGACCACCCATTCGATGCCTTTCGTTCGATTCCAAACTCCTTAAACCAAAACACTCTCTCTCGTTCGTTCGATGTATTCCGTGTAATTGATAGTATTGTTTTTTCTTCGTTAGTCATAATTACTTCTTTTAGTGATTGTTTTAAAGCCTGTTTGAGCGATTAGCATCGGATTGAAATTTAGGTTTTTTTCCTTCATGTCATTGGCAGGGATTAAATTACCATGCTTTTCAATAACCCTCCAAAGTCGTTCCTTTATAATATCCATGTTCTCGATATTACCAAACGCAATGGTAATTTGAGCCAGTTGCCCTAGCTTCTCTTGCGCTTCAATGATGTGATATGCTTTAGCCTCGTTTCTATTGCTTAACCATGAAATTCTTTGTGAAGCTGCATCTATTTTCTTTAGTTTGTTCGTCATTTTTGTATATGGTTAATTACTTTGTCAATCAACATACCTGTATCAGCATACATTTTTTGATTAGCTTTTGATTTAAACGAATACTTATCTTTTAATCCTTTCAAATCATTTACTAAGTCCAAAACTTTAGCCGAATCGCCTTTTGATAACTCTAACTGATTTAATGCCTCTTTATCTGCATTGTCTTTAGCCTCTTTTGCGATTCTGTCTTTTTCTTGATTTTCCAACCTTTCACGCTCTTTTCTTTCAGCTTCTAATTTAGCGTTTTGTTCTTCACGTTGTTTTTTATCTGCTGCTATCCTAATAGCTTCCAACCTTTCACGCTCTTTTTGATCTATTTCGTTTTGTTTTTTCAAAGCCTCATATTCAATTCTTATTGTTTCCCTTTTAGCTGATTCCTCTTTCTCTTTTTGAATCCTCGCTTCTGTTTCCTTGCGTTCGTTTTCTTGTGCCTCATTCATCTGCAATCTAGCACCATTCAAAAGCCTAACAAAGTCATCCTCAGACATTGCAGAAAGGTCTAAATTAGAAGGAACAAAATCAATGTAAGGATTTAAAATTTCCGTCCTTCCTATCTTAATTGTCTCAACTCTTTTAGCTTCCAAACGCTCTTGATGCTTCTCAATTTCTTCCAAGCCATCCTCCATTCTTGAATTGACCGCCACCTCCATTCTCTTAATTGCGTCAACAAATTGGCCTCCTTTCAAGAAAAAATCTTTGGTTGTTTTGTGCCAAACTTCAATTCCTTTTGTTCGATTATCTCTAATCAATAACCTTAAATTTTTAGCGATTTTGCTAGTCTCAAGGCTTTCAATATCCATTTTGATCACATCGTTATATTGTGATTCTAAAATGTTTCTTTCCTCCTTAATTTTAGGAAGGTTGCCAACCAATTCGGTTGCTTTGGCTGGCTCAATGCCATACTCTTTAGGTTCTACTTGTGTGTTCGTCATTTTTGTATATTAGTAAGTTTAGTGATTTCTTCGTCAACAATCAATTCAAATTTAGTGTATCTATCTTCGAATTTATCTATCCAATGATGGTCTGCATGAAATGCAATAACTGACATTTTAAGCGAATCTACGAATCTAGGATCGTATGAAATTAAATGAGTGGTTTTCAAGCCTGTTAGAATCATATTAAATTGGCACTGGTCGTAGTGTTTTAATTTGAATGACTCCTTATCAACTACATTCAAGTGATGTACATCAGAACTAAAAGGACACTTCACCTCAATTAGAATGTCATTCGCCCGCCCGTCAATGGTACATGAAAGATAACCCTTTTGAAACACTTTTTGCCTATCCTCAACCGTTGCGAAATAGGCCGATTCGTAATGCTCGGTTGCTTCCAATTCATGTTCATTACCCCATTCAGTAGCGTAATTTCCAGTAAAAGTAGATTCACTTTCGCACGCTTCGAGACGTTCCCTTGCGATTTGTCTAGCAAAAGTCGTGGCTCCTACTAATAAGTCCGTTCCCTTTCCCGTCATCAGCACCGAGCAGGTGCTGCCTGTAATAAATTTCGGGTTATGCGATGCCATTTTGCAAGTCCTCCCAAACTTCTTTTGATACGTTGTATTTACTTTCTATTTGCGCTAAGGTGTACCCATTCGCTACTGCTTCCATTACTTTTGTGTAGGCTGCGTGCTGTTTGGTTAGGTCTGGTTTGATTGCGGGTGCTTTGACTCTTACTGCTTCCATCAGTTCGCCAAATGCCTTGACCTCACACGTAAATGCTTCTATTTTAGATCCAATCCAATCCTCCACATAGCTACTTTTTGCTATCTTGGAAATTGATTTTGAATTAGTCGCATTGCAAATTAACGGCTTTTCATCTTCAATAAAATGAATGACCAAACATTCTTCTTTCCGATTGCTTTCACCCGTCACTACTTCCATCCCTACCGATTTTACAGTAAGTAATTTACGCTCGTTCGGTTGAAAGGCATACGATCCCAAGTAATTCGGGTTATGAAATTTTTTCCAATGAGTTTTCATCTGTGTACCTCCGTTAATTGTTTGATGAGATACTCAATGTCTTTTATAGTCGTTTTTCCCTTAAGGTTTATGTAGCCATACACAACGAAATGACGGGTTTTACTTAATTTATCCCATAGCTGGTTGTATTGATTGTACTCAAACCAAGTAACATGAGGACTCCAACTGTACCAAAATTCTCTGCCTTCTTCCGCTTCGATTGCTGCGATTTCTGCGAGCAATATTCCCACCACTCTAATCCTACCCGATATTGTTTCGGGTAGAATAACTTGGCTCATTAGTTCTGTTAGTTTTTTCATTTTGTTTGTTGTTATAAAGATTTGATTATTGCTCTTTGTAATTCAGATCCTCCAAAAATACCGTTTATATTTACTTCGTTTACTAATTTCACGCCTCTTAATGTAAAAGCATGAATATTGTAAAGGTCTTCAAAAGTAGTTATACATATATGACGGTTTTTGTTAGCTACTATTTTAACGCCATTGATTAGGCTAACTTCGTACTTAAAGCCTATTTTCATTTTTGTTGCTAGAGTTATCATTTTGTTTGTTGTTTAATTATGTACCAAATATACTACAATCATAAACATCAGAGCACTATTATTACACAAGCGGTATAATAAAATGATTAACGGCCTATAACTCGATAAGCCAGCCCGATTTCATGCCCTTGGATGGCTGGACGGTATGTATATCCGATTTGCCATTTGCCACGAAGGTACGAAACCGACACGCCCGGTATGGCTGCGACCGATACACCTACATAAATCCCATTCGGCTGAATGTATCTTGTTCGCTCAGTTGTGATTACGGTGTTTTGCATTAATGCACCAACCTCGAAGGATTTAACGGGTGCAAACGATTTAATAAGATACGGCAATCTGAACGTTTCGCTTATTCGTACCGTGTCAGTATAGGTATAATAAACCGTATCCGTCACCGTCCTAATTTTAGGGATAGGTAATGGAACGGATGCCCGATCAATAACCACATCGGTATAAACCGTATCGGTTCGAACCGTTTCCACATACTGAACCTCACTTGACGAAACGCAATAGCCAATAGTGAATGATAGGACTATTGCTGCGATAAGAATTATATGTTTCGGATGCATTTAATTTTGCGGCATAAAATAAAGGTTAATCGGTCTTATTTGCCCTGTATTTATTCCAAGCAATAAAGAAACGTCTCGATTCCTTCTTAGTAATTGGTAAAGTTAGGTTAATTGACTCGTTCCGTTCCCTACTTATTTTGTCTTTCAGCTGATAGATTCGATTGTTATTCGTTTGAATCGTTTTGGTTAGTTTCCAAGCTGCTTTGAATAGAAATAGATTAAATAATAAGCTTGGAACGAGTAATGCGAAAGTAATTAATTCATTCATAATTTATTTGTTTAGTATAATTAAATTCTAACGAATATCGAAACTGATTTGTTGCGTGTTCGGCGCATAACCTGCCCGCCGTTTGAGTCGTTTCCGTTGCTTGTATTGCCCTCAATCGCTTCGAACCTATCAGCATCAACCCATCTCACAAATACGCCCGTATGGTCGTGCCTATTGTCAT